GCGAAGCGTCGGGTAGGCCGGAGTTCCAATCGCACCCGACGCTTCGCCCTTGAATAACACATCCGCTTCCAGTTGGATGAGGTTGTCCACGGGCGCGGCGAGGTTGATTTTTTTCACGACGCCGAGGTTGTATTTTTTGATGTTCATCCCGCGGTCCATGAAAAACGTGTACGCGGGTTTCTGCGTGCCGTTGTTCACGGTCAGGGTGTGTTTGTAGGCCGTGGTCGCGCCTTGTTGCGCCGAGGAGACGTTGCCGAGCAAGGAATAGAAAAATTCCACGCAGGTCTGAGCGTCCAGGGGCAACTTGATTTTACCGCTCCCGCCTTTCACGCCGGAGATGGGCGGCAGTTTGGAAGGATCGCCGCGCACCGCCTCGTTTTGCAAAAGACTCAGGCCATAGGCCAGTTCCGAATCCCGAAGGATCGGATACCATTTCGCCGGGGAAGTCTCTGCCGTCCCGCGGGCAACCTCTTTTTTCAGTCCGAACTGTGTTTGCTCAATGCTGGACAACGGCATGGTTAAACCTCCCTGTGCTCTCTGAATTTTCGATTCTGAATCAGCTTCTTGATGACCGTCTTACAATCCGTGGCGATTCTGTCGCCTGGGATCATTCGGCCCCAAATCGGGCTATGATATTCGCCCACGCAAACGAAAACGTGGACCCCACAACATGGACCGTCGTGAGTTTGCTCGTGTTTTTTCTCATTCAAGGTGTTACGCCCTCCGTCACGTATGAAACTTCGCATTCCATTACAAAAGCCGCGTGCTGGTCCAGGTCGCCTTCATCCGTTTCCACGGATTTGACCTCGGTCCATTTTGCCAAATTCCCCTTCAGTCTGTCGGTTTCCATCGCCTTCGTGACATCCTCGATCAGATCGTCCAGGGCTTCTTGGCTTTTAACGCGCCCGGTAGGATTCTTGACGAACCCCACGATGAATACGGTGATGAGGGATTGGAACTGATTCTTGGTGATGTTCTGGCGTTTCTCGATGGTCTTGGAAATAAACAACGCCGGGAAGTTGCTGTCGGCGATGGAGTCGATGGGCCGTAAGCCGCGCTCCACCGTCCGCACCGTGCAATTATAACCCTTCACCTGGGCGATCCCGGCCAGAGTCGTGTCGCGGAGATAATTCAAAATCTGTTTCCGTTTGCTGTTAGCCATTGAATCCGGCCCTCCCGCTGGCGGTGACAATCGTGAGCAAGTCTTCGATCAGTGAGCCTTTTTCATCCTCTACGGCGCGTCGGATAAACGGACGTTTCCTCATATAGAACACGCTCCCACCCTTGCGTCGGATCGGACCGCCGTATTCGTGGATGGCCCCGTAAATCACGTTCGTCCCGATGCGGCCGTAAACCGTGTCGGAGTCTTTGAGCACGGTCGTCGCGATGCTGGCTCGGAGCCGGCCAGTAACCACCTTCAAAACATCAGACGACCCGCCGGACAAATACTTTTCCTTGGAAGTCCTCTGGGCGCGGAGCATAAATCTCGAAGTCGCCTGGAAGATCAAATTGGTGATGACCTTCTTGGCCCCGCTCAGACGCTCGGCGGCTCGGATGACGTTCTCGACGCCTTTCAGCGTAAACTCAAAAGCCATACTGCCATACCCGCGTGCTGGTGTAATGCGCCAGGATCAACTTGCTTCGCGGTGGGATCGGGTCGGCGGTGAACTGCGTTGTCTTTTCCCCAATGGTTTCGCTGGCCACGCCCACGCGCTGGTCTTGGTAAAGGCGGCGATAGGTGTGCTCGCAAATTAAGAGCACCGCCTCGCGCAGGTCAGCCGGGATGGTGGCCAGACCAACGGTCCCAACCACCTTGATGTTCGCCCGGCCTTCGGACGACACGCGCCCGTTCAAGAACCGGAGGATTCCAGACGTTCCGTCCAAGACATAATCGGACACCGGGATCAACGAACTGCCGGCAAATGAGCGGCTCACATCATCATGGATCGAAGTCAGGGCGGTCACCGGGTAGTTTAAAAAGATGAGCGTGTCGCTCCCATCCCCGTCATAATACTCGGTCACCGCCCGACTCTTAAGTTTCCGGCGCGTATAAGTGTTCGCAAACTCGGACGACTGGTTGATGATATTCTCGATAACGCCGTCCTCGACTTCCTCACTGATCTTGAGAAAATCGCGCGTCTCGTTCAGGGTGACAAGTGCGTTGGCGGTATCGAGTGGCATGGTTATTTCCCCTGGGGAGATTTATTTGTTACGCCGGACTTCGCCGCTTTCCGCTTTTCGCCCGCTTCCTTCCACACCTGGGCTTCTGGGGGCAAAGGCTTGTCCGACTTCAATTCTTCAAATTGGTTTGCGAAGTCCACCGCCAGTTGAAGTGCTTTTGAGTCCGAAACTTCAACTGTCTGGCCAGGGGCGATCACGATCATGTCCCCGTTGGCGTCAAAGCCGCGGTAAAAACTGTCGCCGATATTTTTGATCTTTTTCATGTCCCCTCCGAAAATCCCATCCAGCGCGGGGGTGTGGGTGAGGCCGAAGCCGCCCGGTCACCCCCACGCTTTCAGGGGGATTTTTAAGCGATGTTGTAACCCATCGCCGTGATCGCGTTGGACGCCAACGGATACACGGGCGCGAAGGCCACACGCTCTTTGTTGATGAACGCCACTTGACCGCTTTCCGCATACAGTTCGCGGAGGGCGCGCACATCGGGAGTTCCACGCACGGCGGCGGCGAAGCCATCGCGGTAGACAATGTGGAGCGCGGTTTTGGTCGTGGTGACGCCATCGTACACACCGGTCGCGTTCAAATCCTCGCGGATTTGGGACGAGACGATGACGGGCATACCGTCCACTTGGCCGAGTTGACCGGTCAAGATGGTGGCGGCGGGACCGAGTTTGTCCAGGGTGGTCACCATCGGGTTGTTCGAGGAGTCCTTCAAGCCCAAGAGCTTGATGTATCCTTTCACGCCCACGATGAGGGCCAACTTGGAGGGATCGACGCCGAACTTGCCCATAACGGAGCGCAAGCCACGGAGCGTGTCGGCGTTGAACGTCGCCAGGTCAACTTTCAACCCAGCGTTGTCGTTCGCACCGGCCCGGAGTCCCAACCAGAGGCGGCGTCGGGAGTCCAAGGAACCGGCCCCGATGTCGCTGTCTTCGTGAGTCCCGGCGGAGTCGCCGTTCAGGATCGCGTCTTCTCGACCCTCGGCGATGGCTTTCGCCACGTCGCGGGACAAGAAGGGAAGAATGGGAATGATGCTGTCTTCTTCCAATTCCAGGGAGAACAAAACCCGAGCCGCATGGCCAGCCGCGGTCAAGGTCGTCTTCCCGGTCAGGTTCCCAGAATCTCCCACGGGGATTTTGGTTTGACCCGTATCGCCCGTTTGCTCTGCCTGTTTGTAACTCGTCACCGTGCCCGGTTGATAGGGCAAGACGTACGGGTTGGTCGGCATCGCGATTTCACGGAACAGACCCCAAACGCGGGATTCCAAGCGGACCATTTCCCACAGGTCGTTGGAATATCCGGTCGGAACCCACTCCGATCCACCACCACTGGCCGCGGTGTCGAGGGCTTTTTTGAAGTCCCCGGCTTCCCGTTTCCAGTCCGCCCAGGATTTCATGGAAGTCACGTCGCGGCCCAAGAGTTTGGACGCGATGAAAATGCCGTCCAATTTCTTGCGCAGTTCGGGCTTCATGTTCCCCAGGATGTCCGCTTCGGCGCGGCCCTTCACGTCGCTCCCATCGAAACCGAAATCACGTTTCGGTTCGGCGGCGGGCGCGGCGGCGAGGACGCCTTTCACGGCTTCCGCAATCTTCGCGGGTAATTCTTCATTGCGCGCGGCGGCTTTTTGGGCCGCTTCGGCAATGTCTTTCAACGACTTCATCAGCTCTTCGTTCGTCACTTTAGTCTCCACACTCCAAGGCGGGCGTTACCCCGCGCCGGGATTCCCGGTGAGCGTAAATTAATTCGTCGCCTTCCGAATCTGTTCGATGGTCTTCTGGACCAAGGTTTCGATGTCTGGATTCAAAACCTTCACCAGATTGGCCAGGGAGTCCACGACCTGCCCCATGTCCTTGATCATCTCCGGGTCCATGTCCACGTTCGATTCGGAGATGGCCTCATTCAAGAGCGCGGCGGCGGTCCCCAGGAGCTTGCGCTTGTTTTCGTCCAGGGGGTTGCCTTTGACCACGCGGGCGATGGTGATGATCTGTTTGAGCGCGGCTTCAAGGTCTTGACCCTGCGCCGGCTCCGCGGCCTTCTCGACCACCACTTCCTCTTTGGCCGGCTCTGTCGCGGGCGCGGCCTTAACTTCCGGGATCGGTGGGGTCACCAAAAAGCTGTCCTCGTTGACCTTGGACACGCTGGTGGGGCCCAAGGCTTTGATGGCCAACTCCGCCAGTTCGCGCCCGATAACCGCCCCAGGGTTCGCCGGGATCGAAACCGCTGAATACTCAAGCAGTTCCGCGTCCACAAACACGATTCCCTTGTCCTGTGACCCTTCCACGTTTTCCAACTGCATCCGTTTCGGGATGAACCCGACCGAGAACGCATTGAGGAACCCGCGCTGGAACAGGCCGAAAATCTCTGCTCCCTTTTCCGAGGCCACGTCAAACTCGGTGGTGGCCAGGAGCCCGTTTTCATCTTCCACCACGTCGATTGCCCGCCCGATGGGGGGGCTGGACCCGTCGTGTCCCCACAACACCACCGGGTTTTTCTTGAAGTTTTCCAAGTCCCACGCACCCTTTTCAAACCGCTCCAAGGTGCGATCCCACCCGAAGGTCGAGACGTAGGCGGTCACGGTTTTTTTGTCCGCGTCCACGGCCTTCGCGTAGGCCATCTTTTTTTTGATTTCGGCCATGTTTTCCTCCTACCCCGCCCGAGCGGGTAACTTCATGTGCTGGTGTCGGGCGCAGAAGTGCCGCCCTCCCAAATTCGCAAGATCCGCAGTCTGAGCGCAATGCTCGCAATGCGGAATGTTCATCCGATCCAGATACGCCATGCTGATCCTCACAGACACCTCCGAGACTTCGGCCTTGACCGTTTCTTCAAATCCCTGGGGGTCCAGACGCCGCGACAATCCCAGAAGGATGACCCCGAGTTTCTTTTTCAATCGAACACCACCGTGCACCGGCAGTTGATGACCGACCCGCCAGGGGCCGAAGGGTCACCTGGGAACGCCAGCTTGTTCCCTTCCTCGTCTTCAAAGGTCGATTCCATCGATACCTGCTGGCCGTCCATCCCATCGTGAAGGTCGCGCACCTTGTTGTCCCGGCTTGTGAGCCATTCCTTTTTCTCCGCTCCCAACTGCTTGGCGGCCTGGACGGACCCGGCGTTTGAGGCCGAAACAATCTCGGTGCGGGCGATCCGCTCCGCTCGGCCTTCCATCGCAAACCGGTAAACGTCATCAATTTTGTCCACCACCGTATTGATCGCGTCCCCTGCGCTGAGTCCCTCCGCGACGACTTCCTCAACAGCCTCGCGCACGGCGTCACTGATTTGTTCCTTGGTGTAGGCGGTCGCGCCCTGGACCAACTTAAACACCTTGGCTTCGATCCAGTTTTCCGCGGCGGCCTCACTCAGCTTGAAGTCGGCCCCCGCCCCCAGCTTTCGGGCGGTCCGCGCGGCGAAGTCCAAATACGCGTTTTTCATGCCCGGTTTGACCTTTTTCGCAAACAGCTTGCGCTCGTTGTCCCAATTCAGAAGGTTGTCCTCAAAGGCTTTGGTGGCCCCGGAATGTTTCACGTGAAACAATTCATCGGCCCTGGCCTTGATCGCGGCGATGACCCTGGCCTTCTGGCCGCGAAACACGTCCCGAACGCGCAACTGTAGGCCATCTTCGTGGTCCCTCAGCCCCGCGTCAAACCGTTTCCAAAGCACAGTCCTGGGGTCATCCAGCCCCTTCACGGCCTTTTCGCCCGGTTCATCGCCTTCTTTTGGGTCATCTTCCGCTTCTGGTGCGCCCGCGGCCGGCGTTTTCGGCTCATCGTCACCCTCACCGTCACCAGCACCCTCGTCGTCTGCCACCTCAAAAGGGAGGTCCAGAGCCTCGACGACTTGGCCGAGAGGGATTCCCATGTCCACATAAAGTTTGGCCAGGGTCGCTTTGGCATTTTCATCTTCGCGCAGGGCCTCCACCTTGGACAGGTCGGCCTGGATGATGACGTTTTCGATCCCCGTAAGCATCTTGGCCCGGTTGGTCAGGACGGCCTCGAACTTTCGGATCTCTGGGATCATGGTTTGATTCCAGAACACCTTGGTCTGTTCCTTCATGTTCGAGTAATTGGCCTGGTCCAGGATTCCAACCATCGACTGCGGCACGCCGAACGACGCCAGGATTTCCTCGCGGAGCATCTTGCGGAGGGCCACAAAATCCATGTCTTTGTGCGCCCGGTTCGATTCCTTGTATTTCAGGCCACCGCCCAGGACGGCCACCTTACCACGCTTGGTGGCCCCCGCATACAGCTTCTGCCAGCCCTCGGTTATGCGCTTCTGTTCTTCCTGGGTGATCCCAGAGTCCGATTCGAGGATGGCGTCAGGCCGGCCATTGTTCGCGAAGAAATACCTGTTCCAGGCGTCGGCCATGAGGTCCGAGGTAATGGAGTTTTTCGCCGCGGTGACGGACCCCTGGCCGTATTGAAGATTCCCTGGGTTGGCGTCACGAAAATGAATGATCCGGTTCGTGGAGAACGTCTTTTTTTGGCCGAGAACGTCATAGACATACCCCTCAATGAATTTCTCTGAACTGGTGATGGGGCGAACGAACTGAGGCGGCAACGGCCAGAGTTCCAAGACTTCCTGGCGCGCGGTGTCTTTTTTCAGGTCACCCTTCGGGAGCGTCACGATGTAAGCGTTCCCGGTCAGCTTCGAGGACAGGGACATAATGCGGCGCAATTCAATCCCGCTCATGTAGGGATTCGGGTTTTGGAGCAACTTAAAAAACGGGTGAGTTTCCGCGACGGACCAGGAACCATCCTCGGCCTTGGCGTAGGGAAGGAAGTCGATGGTCGAGAACGCATTCGCAATTAGGTTGGCGCACGCATAAACCCAGACGTGGCGCGAGTAGGCTTCGATGTCGTCCGCGAAGGCTTCGGGCTGGGGGATTCCATCTGAGACTGAAAACGAAACGCGCTTGGCGTCGATTTCTTGAACGGGCGATTCTTTGATGCGTCGTTTCATGGTTTACCCCACATAGATCGAAGGTCGCGCTTCACTCGGCGTTGCGAACGCCAGACACAAACTGTCGGCGCGGTCAGGGGAATGCCCCACTCGCGTTTTCATCTCATCCTTGGATTCCGCTTTCAGTTGCCCGCGGCTGTTCGGTTTCCCGCGGTTGATGCTGGTCAACTGGCTGTAAAGTTCCTCGGCATTTTTCAGGACGGTCAGGTCAATGTCTCCGTCTCTGAATCTTTCGGCCAGACCGTACCACATTTCGTCGCGCTTGTTCTGATGCTGTTCGGTGTTCGCCGCACTCGCCGATGCGTTGTAGGCGTGAACCTCGGATTTAATGATCCCCTCCGAAGCCAGTTCCCTCAACCGCGAAACGACGCCCGACCCTAGGCCGCACGAATCGCCGATGATCCGCTGGACGCCGAATTTGTTTGAGAGCTTGACCACCTCGCCGCAGGTGCCCATCAAATCCAGATCATTCCAGCAGAACTGGGCCAGAACGCGCGCGCCGTGCCTGATCGTGAAAACGGTTTCGTCACCGTCCTTGTCTCCGATGTCGAGGCCGGCCACAACGGTGTCGTCCTTGAGCGGCGGCTTCGGTGTCTGCTGTGCCTTTTCGAGGTCGGACATTTCGATCAGGGCGTTGGACGTGCCCTTGGGAAATTCACCCAGGACGCGGGAAACGTAGAGCGGTGAATCTTCCCCCCACCGTTTCTTCCGTTCCTCAACCCACTCGCGTGTGACCATGCCTTTGAAGATTTCCTTGTCTTCCTTCACGTTTGGATGGTCCAGGCAGGACAGTGTGATTTTGCGGTAGAGTGGATTTTTGAAAGCGTCAAAGAATGCGCCCTTGGAGTTCACCGGGTTTCCGAACATGACCAGACAGCAGTCTTTTCCAGAGACGGCACCCTCAAGGGATTCCACGATTTCCTGGTCAACGCCCGAGGCTTCATCAATGATGACCAGAACGGCCTCAGAGTGGAACCCCTGGACGTTCTGTGGATCATCTGTGGAAAACCCGATTGCGTACCAGTTTTCGTCCAATTTGAGACGCAACTCGCCGAGCTCCCCTCCCAGAGGAACCCTGGCCAACCTGTGGGCGCGGCGCATTTCCCCCCACAAAAGGTTTCGGATCTGGCGGTGGGTCGGGGCGGTTGTGATGACCAGGGAACTGGGGCGCGTGAAAAGCCACCAGAGGGCCACGCGGGCGGCGCAGTATGTCTTCCCCACGTTGTATCCTGCCTTCACGGCCACGCGCTGGTGGTTGGCCACAGCGTCAAAGATTTGAAGCTGGCCGTCCCAGAGTTCGGGGCCCCCCAGGATCTGGTGGTGGAAGAAAAGCGGATTGGACCGCGCGCGGCGGACCAGTGACTGCTTTTCGGTGATCGAGAGCGTGCTCATCCGTTCGGTATCCCCAGGCGTTTCCGTTCGTGGTTATCCAAGGTCGGCGGCTTTGTGGAAGTGGCTTCCTTGACCAGCGCGGCGAAAGTCCCAGCGATTTTATCAACGACTTCATCCTTGCCCTGGTAGGCCGGGTGGTGTGCTTTCAGGATGGCAAGCATCAGGGCATCCGAAGGCTCGGTCGTAAACAGGGGTTGCCCATCGTGCCCAACGGCCTGGACCCCTTTGTAAATCACCGGCTTCCGGTGCCCCATGATGGCGCGGCCCACCGCCACCTGTTCCCACTGGTCGGCCAATTCCCGGCGAATCAAATCAATCCGTTTCGCAAACTTCGGGTCCGTTTCCAGCCATTCCTCAACCGTAGAGCGGAGCACCCCGACTTCTGCCGCGGCCTTATTCAAGAAAAACGTGCGCTGGAATGCCCGAACCACCTTCGATTTAAGGCGGTCCGAGTATCTCGGGGTTTTCTTGGTGCGCGTGTTTAAGTCTCGATTTGATGCCATAAATCAGGCCAAAACCGTCTCCCTTAGGGGATCTTCCAATTCCCCGACATTCTGGGCGGCTGGGAACATAGATTCTGCAGTTGCGTGCCCAAAGAGTTGCAGGACAATGCCTTTCAGTTGCGCTTCCACTTCCCGCTTACGGATGCAGTGGACGCACGTTTTCTGGTGGTTCATGCCAGCACCTTGCGCAAGAAATCGGTGAATGTGGACGAGGTCTTGACCGTCCCATCTGCCCAGGTTGCGGTAATCTGAAGCTCAAATCTGCCGTACCCACCAGCCGCGGGGATGTCTGTGGACAGGAGAGTGACGCGCACCTTCCCATCCGTGGGAGTCCCCAGGATGGCACAGGCTGGAGAAATCGGGGTGGCCTTGTTCAGGCTGAACTTGGCGGTGACTGTGGCCCCCGTCAGATCGCGTGCGGCACCATTCTGGTCCAGGCAGGTCAGTTCGATGAACACCTTATTATCGTTCTGGACGATGACTGGGGTCAAATCGTTGTTCATAGGGACACCTCCACGGATTGTGTGGTGGAGAGGTCCACACGGCCCTGGACTGCTTTACCCAAGAAGACTTTGCCATCCAGCTTTGTGGTCATCGACACCTGGCCGGAGATGACCAGGACTCCACCGGTGATGACGCCCGCGGCGAAAGGCGGGAAGAATGCCCCCGGAAAGAATGGTTTTGGGAAATATGATTTCGGGAACATCAGTCCCCCGGCTCCGTGAGGTCGAGCGTGACGGCGGTTCGGTTGCCGTTCGCATCGGTCGTGGCCGAGATCCGGTCCTTGCTGTCCCCCTGGTTACGGTATTTCGGGGAACTGGCCCCGCTGGTGTGACCCGTGGACTTGCCGGCCATTGCGGCGAGGATGGCGCGGAACGCCTGGCGCAGATTGATTGAGGATTCCAGAACGTCGTCCAAATCTTTCGCGTAGGTCACGGACCAGATGCGGACCTGATCGTTTTCACTGGGGGTGCTGAACCAGTCACGGTCCACAGTGGCGATTCGGTTCGGGCCGTCATAATCCACAATCCGGGCCGTTTCGGTCCAGGTGCCACCGGAGCTTCGGATCATGATGCGCAAGCCATTGTAGGCGTCATCCCACGACTTGGCCCCTGACTTCAACTGAACTTGACGCGCGGTCATCCCGGTCTGGTCCGGCAAGGTTTGGAGATAGGCAAAGAGCGGGGCGTTGACCATATCCGCGACCGCGGGGTCCACGGCTGTCACGTTGCTGACCGTGTTGATATTCACGTCCAGGTTCAATGTCGAGGCCGGTTGCTTGACGTTATCGAAATCGAGCCCAGCTTCGCCCGTGGTGGCCACGTCCAGGGTACGACCGGCCACGGTGGGGGCAAGCCTGGAACTGACCGCGGCGTCCAGGTTGGAAAGGTTATCCAAAAGCCCGGCGCGGACAGCGGTCAGGCGTCCTTCCAAATCATCAACCAGGGCGGTCAGGGCGGTCAGAACCGCGGCGGTGTCAGCAGGAAGGTTGTCCGTCTTGGTTTTGATCGCGCCCACTTCGGTATCGACCGCGGCCAAGATCGAGGCCACTTCGGTGTCAACGAACCCGGCGATGGCGGTGATCCCCGCGTTATCGGGGGCCGTGTATCCGGCG